TCCGGTGACTATCGGGAATAAATTACCCTACGGTCAACTGTTAACAGTTCACAGTTAACTGTCTACACTTGACCCCTCCATTTGTGTTTCCCGCGCGCGCTAGTACTATATAGTCTCTCCATTATTGCTCATTATATTAAGTTGGGGGTCGGTTGGGACGTGCCGACTGTTGCTAACATTACTGTGGATAACCTGTAATATCTGTGGATAAGTAGGAGTTATGTCGCAGTTGTGTCGCGGAATGCAGGATTGGAGGGTCTGAAACACGTAATATAGGGTAGAGGCTGAAACGGAAACGGAAACAACCGAGCGAACGAAGAGAGCGAGGTAAGCCGCTCCGCTTAGAGCTCCGCGACCCCAAGGAGCGGGGCGGGACACCGGTGACTCAGTCGCTTACGCTCCTTCGTAACTAGGTACGATTGATGCCATAGCATCACTTACCTTACCCTTACTTTCTAGGTCGCGGGAACCGAACAATCGTGACCAATGCCTAACTTTCCAAAATATTTTTTACTTAAAAAGCACCCCCCTCCCGAAACACCCTTATCACCCCCCTACTGATTGGAGTCAGATACTATGGCTACAGCCGGTGGTAGGAAGAGTGGGACGGTCGAGGAGGCCAAGATTTTGTTCCTTGAACAGTTGCAGCAGGGCCTCACAATTAGAGCAGCCGTCAGAGCAGTTGATAGGAACATAACCACCTACGAGAGGTGGCGCAGGGAAGACCCAGAGTTCGTTGCTGAGGTCGCACGGATCAAGAACATGAAGACCATGTCGAAGGATGGTAAGGGTGAGTTTATCCCTTTCCCTGAGTTCTCTGAGAAGTATTTAGGGGCTAAGGTATTCCCTCACATGACCAATGTTGTTGACATGATCGAGGGTAATGAACCTAATTGGCTGCATCCTTCCATGACATATTCTAAGGGCGAGCCAGATTTAATCATTGCTAACATGCCACCTGAGCATGGTAAAACGACTTCTATCACGATTAACTATGTGACTTATCGTATTGCCATGAACCCAAATATCAGGATCCTGCTAGTCTCTAAGACTCAGGGTATGGCTAAGAAGATGCTTTTCGCTATCAAGACCCGTCTTACCCACCCCCGCTATGCTGACATGATTCGTCAGTATGGCCCAGTTGGTGGCTACGACAAGGACTCGGAAGCCTGGAACCAGGACATGATTTATGTGTCTGGATCTATCCGTGATAGTGGCGAGAAGGACCCCACGGTCCAAGCTCTTGGTATCCGTGGACAGATTTACGGTGCACGTGCAGATCTTATTATTCTCGATGATGCTATTGACTCGTTGAACGCTCACGACTTCGATAAGCAAATCGACTGGATCCAATCGGAGGTGGTCTCACGTATCTCGGCTTCTGGTGCCCTGCTCGTTGTGGGTACGCGGTTGCAATCTAAAGACCTATATAGTGAACTCACAGATCCTTCAAGGTATCCTGATGAGGAATCACCCTGGACCTACCTGGCTATGCCAGCGGTTCTGGACGCAGACGATGACCCTAACAAGTGGGTCACATTGTGGCCTAAGACTAACGTGCCTGAGATTGGCGCTAAGGACCTTGATGCTGAAGCCGATGATCTCGGTGAGTTCATTAAGTGGAACGGTCCTCGCTTAAGTAAGAAGCGTAAGCGCATGACTCCTCGCGTATGGAGCATGGTTTACCAGCAGCAGTCAGTTTCTGATGAGTCTATCTTCACGATGGAGGCACTCCGTGCTAGTATCAATGGTAACCGGCTTACGGGAGCTATCCCGAAGGGTATGGCTAACTGCCGTCCTAATGGCATGGATGGTCTTATTATTATCGCTGGACTTGACCCTGCCACTACGGGTCACACTGCGGCGGTAGTGATTGGCTTAGATCCGAACACTAATAAGCGTTACGTCCTAGACATGTACAATAAGGCCAGGACTTCTCCTGAGGAGATCAGGGATGTCATTAAGAACTGGACTGACAGGTATGGTGTCGCTGAGTGGCGTATCGAGGTTAACGGTTTCCAGGGCTTCCTTGCCCACGATCGTGAACTGAATGAGTATTGTTCTGCTAGAGGTACCCTAATCAAGCCCCACTACACTGGACGTAATAAGCAGGATGCCGACTTCGGTGTCGCTTCTATGGCTACGTTGTTCTCTGGGTATGATGATGGTCACCAGATGATTGAGCTTCCTTCCACTGCCCAGTCTGAGTCTTCCAAGGCTTTGATCGAGCAGTTGGTTTCGTGGTCCCCTCATGCACCTAAGGGTCAGAAGACAGATATTGTCATGGCCCTATGGTTCGCTGAGTTGGGATGTAGGGATAGGGTTACTGCACGTAGTAGCTTTGGTAAGTCTCATGCTAAGAACGCCTTCCTGACCCCTTGGGATAGGCAGAATCAAAGTACTATCAACCTAAACGAGATCGAAGCGAACGGCAGATTCCCTGTCATTGGATATTAAAAGGAGTACATATGGAGAACAAGAACTTGCTGGAGATGCGTGAGCTCAACGGTCTTCTTACCAGGACTAAGAGTACCTTCGCTGCCCGCGATGGTAGGATGCAGGACGTTCTTGCTGTCCGCCAGGGTCGCATGAGGGACGTATTCCCCGATCTATTCCCAGAAGGTCCCTTCGATAAGGGCATTGTAGCCAACATGGTCGACGTTGCTGCAAGAGATCTCTCTGAAGTTCTTGCTCCTCTACCTGCATTCAACTGTGCGTCATCCAAGATGACTAATGATACCGCTCGTCTGTTTGCTGAGAAGCGTACACGTATCGTTAATGGCTACATTGATCATTCCTCGGTCCAGGTACAGATGTACACTGCTGCCGATAGGTACTTCACGTACGGCTTCGTCCCCTCATTGATCGAGTTGGACCCCGAGACGAACATGCCACGTATCACCTTCCTTGACTCCATTGGGGCATACCCAGTGTTTGACCGTTGGGGAGAGATCCAGGCTGGGTTCTTCTGCTTCTGGCGTTCACGTGACGAATTGTCAGCACAATACCCTCATGCCGCAGGTGCCCTAGGGAACCGTACCGGTAATGACCTCGTTGAGGTCGTTCGTTACCATGACCGCAGTGTCGATATGATCTTCCTTCCTGGTTCGGATAACATGATCCTCGAGTCGGTAGAGAACATCACAGGAGAATGCCTACTTGAGTGGACTCAACGTCCAGGACTAGATGACGATAGCCACGGACAGTTCGATGACGTGCTTGCGGTGCAGGTTGCTAAGGCTAGGTTCGCCCTGTTGTCCCTTGAGGCTGCGCAGAAGGCTGTCCAAGCCCCCATCGTTCTTCCTCCTGACGCTCAGGAACTATCTTTCGGACCTGACAGTATCATTCGTACGTCTCAGGGTAATCAGGTTCGTCGTGTACCCATTGAGGTTCCCAATGCTGCGTTCGCTCAGCAGGGTATCCTTGATCAGGAACTACGTCAAGGCTCACGTTACCCAGATGCCCGCAATGGAAACGTTGACGGCAGTACGGTAACAGGTAAAGGTGTCCAGGCCCTCATGTCTGGCTTCGATACCCAGGTTCGCACAGGTCAAGCCATGTTCGCTCGCACCTTCCAGCGTCTCGTGCGTAAGGCACTGATGGTTGATGAGGTCGTATTTGGTGATGTAACTAAAACTATTCGCGGTAATGCTGACGGTGCACCTTACGAGGTCTCCTACAAGGCTTCACGCGACGTTAAAGGTGACTACACTGTAGATGTACAGTACGGCTTGATGGCCGGACTAGACCCTAACCGTGCCTTGGTGTTCGGTTTGCAGGCTCGTGGGGATAAGCTCATCTCACGTGACTTCCTTCGTCGTCAAATGCCTTTCGCGTTGAACGCTTCAGAAGAAGAAACACAGGTGGATGTCGAGGAGATGCGGGACGCATTGAAGAATGCTGTCTCCATGTACGCTCAGAGCATCCCACAAATGGCCGCTCAGGGGCAAGACCCTGCCGATGCCTTAGCCAAGCTCTCTACTATTATCATAGGTCGTCAAAAAGGTGACCCAATAGAGAAGATCGTGGCGGAGGCATTCGCACCTCCAGAGCCTGATCCCACGTCTGTGGAGGATGAAGGTGGAGAGGGTATCCCTCCTGCCACTCCCTCCGCAGGCGATGGTTCTTTAGATGCCCTCTCTTCCGAGGGTGGTCGTCCCGATGTACAGACTCTACTAGCATCCATGGGTGCTTCGGGTCAAGCCCAAATGTCTGCTGGCGTTAAACGTCAGACCGAGATCTAGGAGTAAAGATGGCTGATGGCAATCATGGAGGGGCGAGAACACCTCGCAATCCTTCTCCTGTTAGTAACCCTGGTGCTGGTTCTTCCCGTACTGACGGCCAACCTGGAGCGAAGATGACGGGTATGCCTTACGGCGAGAACGACGACTTCAATGAGATTCAGACCTCAGCGAAGATGAATCAATCTCAGAGCCGTGGGTCTGCTCCTTCTTCTAGTTCCGTGCGTCAGGGTCAAGTCAAAGCTACCCCCCTATTCAGCGATACCGAGCGACCGGGAGAAGCCGTCACAGACGGTTCCCGTGTGGGTCCGGGTGCTGGACCAATGAAACTACCTAGCGTGTCTGACGAGTCCCGTGCGGATGCTCAGATGATAGGCAAATACTTACCGCAGTTGTTGAAGATGGCCGATGAAGAAGGGACCGCTCCCGGATTCACTCGCTTCGTTCGCCAGCTTCGTAACCTTCAAGGAGAATAATGCCAAGTCTTAAAGATAACATATCCGCTGTCACGCAGGCTGTCGGTATGAAGAGTGTGGGCTTGGTGTGGGGTCTCGCTAACGTTGAGTGGGAGAATCAAGAGGAGCGCGATCAGTTCCTTTCAGAGTTAATTGAAGGCAACCCTAGAGTGGAAGGTTAGACATGGCTGAATTAGATTATGGTAAGTTCCAGTCACCTACCACACCTATCACAACGCAACAGAAGGAAGAGATCGAGCTTCAGGGTTTACCTGAGGTCCCTCGAGATGAGCCCTTATCCTACGAGAAGGGTGGCACGAACCCCGCAGAGGAAGAGGACAATTCCTTCCTTTCTAAGACACTTAACTTAATGGACAATCTCGTACCTGACGACATGGGCGGGGCTGTCCGTGGAGAGTCCGGGTGGCTAGAGGACACATTCATCGGTAGTGCCTATGAGCAGACCGTAGGTCGAGTACTTGGTGCCGGTCTTTCCGGTGGCGAGTCTGTGTTCAATGGTATTGAATGGTTCTCTTCCCAGGTTTCTATGCTCTCGGCAGCGGCAGTCTCTGCAATGCCGGGTGGAGTTCAGACTCTGACGTGGGATGAGGCACATGAGGTTTCGTTCGGTCAGGCTCTTGTCGGTTCTATGGCAATCGAGGCTGGCAAGCTTGAGCGTGGAGAGGGAGATCTCGCGACAGCAGCTCTACTTCCGTTCAGTCTTATCGCTCTCGGTCTAGCACAGATCGACACAGATAACTCCGCCCAGGATAAGGGCTTCGATGTTAAGAACCTACAGGACCGTAAGGCAGCCTTCGAGTCTGAGGGTGCCGGACAGTTCTTCTCAGGGTTCTCTGACGCTGCTATTATGATAGCCACAGACCCAACCATCGCTCTCGGTGGTGCTGGTACGTTCATCCGTACCGGTGCTAAGGGCGGCAAGGCTGCTGCTACCGCTGGTCTAACGACTAAGCGCATTCAGACCCAGAAGCAGGTTGCTCTTCACTCCACTCAGATAGACGAGGCTGCCGCCATGATCAATGGTGCACCCGGTGCTACTGCCGCTGAGAGAATAGCCGCTGCTCGTAACACTAAAGGCTGGTCCGCTGAGGGCGAAGCCTTCGTTTATGCTATGGAAGGTGACGGACTTGCACTTCAGACTAGTGTATATGTTACCGGATCCAATAAGGCTAACCAGAAGAAGATCGTTGACATTCTCAAAGAGACTAGCATCGAGGACCCCAACCTCTCTGCTGCCACACTTAAGGTTTTGACAGGTGACGTGTCTGCTTGGGGAGATGTCCGTGCGATTGACATAGACCTATACGACCGTCTGGCTTCCATCAACAACATCGATTCAGTTAAGGGTGTCCGCAATGCGGATGGTACATACCCACCGCAAACACCTGAGGGTATCGCTGCCGGTGATGACATCATTGCTGACGCTCAAGGATACAAGGACTTCGTTTCTGACCCCGAGATTCAAGAGGCATTCGATCCGATAGCCCTGAACCTGGTTACCGAGGGTGGCAACCACATGTCGGCTAAGGCCGCATACCTCGCTAACGCATGGAGGAAAGGTAAAGCCACTAGCAGCCTAGGAACTAAAGGCAGTAATGGCGCACGTTCGTCCTACGTCAACGGTAGAGGTGCCACTGGATGGGTCGCTGAAGCACTAGAGCGTACCTCAAGTAGTCGTGCAATCAACGTTGTTCGTTGGGGCGGCAAGGGTACACCTCCAGGATTCGTCATGCTCAAGGGTCTTGACGGTGAGCGTGGAAATAAGCAGGTAGGTAACTGGTTGCGTGGATCCAGCTTGGATCAGAAGGCTTCTACACGGCTGTTCAACGAGTTCGTTGACGCACCCACAGAGGGCGAGAAGGCTCTGGTACTTGCGAAGATGGAGGTTGAAGACCTAGTAAAACAAGCTGCCAAGCATGGTATCGGTGAAGCGACCGCTAAGTCAATAGCCGCTCGGTATGCTGCCTCACGCGGCAAGGAGCTTGCTAACGCACGTAAGACTAAAGAGCTGTACGCAGTGGATGAACTGGGCAACCAGACTGTCCTTCCTGAGTTCCTTCGCGAGACCAACTCTGCTGTACCCATGATGGATTCTAAGCAGATGGGCCACGTTCTTAGACAGAACTCTGAAGCACTGAAGAGCTGGTCCATAAAGAATCTCGACCCTAGAGGTCGGGAGGTTCCTGTACTTGGAGCGAAGACTACTGATATTCTTGACGAGATCAACTCGGCATGGAAGGTCAGCGTACTTCTGCGTCTCGGATACACTCAGCGTAACCTAGGTGAAGGTGCACTTCGTGCCCTAGCGACTCAAGGATACCTTGCCGTCAACGGCAAAGCCATGATGAATCTCCCAAGGAACACGTTCCACCGGACTGAAGAGATCTCTTACAGCCTCGCTGCGAGGCGCGCAAAGAAGCAACTCATCAGGACCCAGAAGGTACTGGACAACAACATCGCTGAACTCAAAGCAATGGGTGGTCGTACTAAGGTTGCTCGCGATGCTAAGAACGCACAGCGTGGTGTGGTACAGGATCTTATGGATGAGACCCTAGCGATCAAAGAGAAGATCGATGGTCACCTAACTAATGCTGTACAGTCCAGGGGCAAGCGTAACCTACTCGGTGAGCAGAGGTCTAAGTTCCAGAAAGAGAACGACCTTCAAGCAACGTTCGAGGGACCTGACGGTGACTTGTACCGGGACTTATCCAGCGCTGAGGCAACCACTCGTCGTACGATTGATGCCGGTGCTAACCGTGAGATTCAGAACGTTACTGGTGGTCACGACTTCGTACCAATGGACCCCTCCAAACTGAGTGCAGTTGATATGGGTGGTTACTGGGATGAGTTCGTTCTTCGGATCAATGACAAGTACATGAGCGATGCGTTCGCTAAGCGTGTTCTCGCCACCAACCCCGATGGAACACCTAAGTTCACTCGACAGGACCACATAGACTGGATCAACTCCAACGAGGGTAACTCGTACTACCGTGAACTCAAGGGTGGTAACTACTCCAATGAGACAGATCAAGCCACACGTATGGGTTACGTTGACAGCGTTATAAAACGACTGGACAACGAGCTTCCTGTTGGTGCACCTCGTGCAATGTACGCTAAGCACAGTGTGTCGGGAACGAAGCCCACCTCATTGCAGGTCGAGAAGGCATTCGCTGGTCGGGATCTTCCCACCATACCTGGTCGTTTAGTTGACCTAGATGGGCAGAGTCTTTCCGGTGGAGTCTGGAAGAAGTACAAGGAGGCAACTTCTTTATTTATGAGGGGTCTCGGTACGGTACCAGAGACTAAGCTTCTTCGTCACCCCTTCTACAACAACGCTTACAAGCAGCGTCAGAAGCAACTGTTCAGCCTTAACGTTGAGCAAGGTGTCGAGATGACATCCTCAGTTAAAGCCTCCATTAACAAGGCGGCTCACTCTTCGGCTCTCGCTCAGACCAACGATGTCATGTACACGATCTTGGAGATGTCCAACTTCGCTGAGTCACTCAGGTTCATATCACCGTTCTTTGCTTCTTTCGAGAACAGTCTCAAGACCTGGAGCAAGATAGCCTACGCGAACCCAGCACTGATTGGTGTTTCCGATAAGGTGTTCAACATACCCAACAACCTTGGTCTAGTGTTCGATGACGAGGGCAATCAGGTAGAACACTCCAGTATCTTCAAGGACAACGATACGTTCGTTATTCTTCCCGATGCAGTTCAAGACTTCTTGACGGATAACGACATCGGCTCTGGCGAGAAGATGAAGTTCCGCCAACAGGGTATGAACTTCGTTTTCCCAGGAGAGCAAGCTTGGTGGCCGGGACTTGGACCTATGTCCACCGTCCCCTCCGCATTGCTTCTCAGAGGTAAGCCGGAGACTACAGAGATAATCAAGAATGCTATGGGTGAAGGTTTCTTCCGGGAGTTCGTTCCCATGGGAGATCCGAACACTAACCTCGTAGAGTACATGATGCCAACGTGGGCACGTAAGTTGAAGCAGATGGTTAGTGGTAACGAGGATGGCGCTTACGCTAGCCTCAAGGCACAGATGATGACTGACGCTTACATCAAGGCTCAGATCAATGACACCACCATAACGGATAAGGACTTGAAGCGCGTCGAAGAAGAGGCGAACAAGTTCTGGACCTTCCAGGTTGGTGCAGCATTGACGGCACCGTGGCAGTCTCAACGTGAGTCACCTTACGCTTTGCAGCGTCAAGGTTGGAGGAAGCTTATCGAGAACGATGATATTCCTTACGATCAGAAGGTACTCAAGTTCATTGACAAGTACGGTACCGACTTCCTTGCTATCACTCGTGGTCGGACTAACAACGTTACTGGTCTTGACGCGAACACTCAGGTGTTCAGCAACGTTAAGGGCAACAGTGAATTACTCAAGACCTTGGAGTCTGTCAATCCCAAACTGGTTGGCATGCTCGCTAACATTGGTTCTGATGAGGCACCTTACTCGCAGGCTGTATCTCAAGAGTTCAATAGGTACACCATAAACGGTAACAAGGTTAAAGAGAACCTGAGCTCCGTTGAGGTACTTGAGAAGAACGAGATCGGTGACGGCTGGAAGTTGTGGACCGAGGCCAACGACATTATTGATGGTAGGCTCAGGGAACTGGGTCTGTCTAGCGTTAATGTTAATGGTGCCGAGGGACTCAAAGCCATCCGTGAAGGCGAGCGGTCCAGACTTGCTGCTCTTTACCCTGCTTGGGGTAGGGCTCAGGAGTCATTCGAGTCTAACCTTGGTGACTACATTTACGGTCTTCGGGCAATGGTTGACAATGACAAGTTCAACGAGTTGCAACCTAAAGCTGCTAGGGCCATAGGTCTCTACCTGAACATTCGTGAAGCTGCTGGTTCTGCGATACGCGCGACCGACAGCAACGAGGAGAAAGAGGCCATTAGGCAGCAAGCCTACTCCGGTATCATTCAACTACGTGATAGCAATATTGCTTTCGCTGACCTGTTTGATCAATTTTTAGACAGAGATGATTTTAGGGAAGTGAGTCAAAGTGGCACAAGATGATGATCTAGCGAAGGCTGTAGCGGCTACCGGTAAAGGTCCGGCTGGTGAAGCGGCTGGAACGACCGAGGTAACCAAGGAACAACCTGTCGGTACACCTGGTCACAGGGCTGGTGAAGCCAGTAGGAAACTTGCGGCACAGACGGAGCTTCGTAATCAAAGCAGCAACGAGCGTGGATTGGATGCTGCTCGAAAGAACGGCTCCATCCAGGCTCTTGCTGATGGGACATATGTCAACACCTCGACTCTCGCCATTGCGGAGCAGAGGTTCAATGTTGGTGGCGGTGCTCTTCTGACTTACGGTGACATGGTGAACGGGTACCTGTCTGATCCCCAAAGTCCTGAGTCTCAGAACCTAGTTGGCTCCCTTGTGAGTGGACGGTTCTTGGATCCAGAGAAGACCGATGACGGCTCTGCTATCGAGTCTGCGCTGTCGGATGCTGTCCGTGTACGTAGTGCACAGATCGCCGGGTTAAGCCCCTCAGGGGGCGTTATAGGGGACTTCTGGTCCACTACCTCGACGTACCGTGGGTACACTGGCGATCGCTTTTCAGGTGCTGGCGGAGGCGGGGCCTACAGTGGCCCAGTGTCCACAGTCACTGAGATGAACGTTGAGGACTTGAAGAACATTGCGAACCAGACCGCAGGTATGCTGGTCGGTCGTAACGTCTCTGACGAAGAGTTCGACAAGATGCTCAAGAAGGTTCGCAAGGCTGAGAAGAAGGATCCCCGGATAACGGACAGTAGTGTTGATGGGAAGGTAAGCGTCAAGGAAGGTATCACTGCCGATGGCAGGCAGAGTATCATTCGGGATGCCTTGGTTAACACGGACGAAGCCGATGGGGTCATTAAGGCCACCACGATGATGGGCAACTTCGACACATGGTTAAGGGGTAAGAATGGCTAAGGGCAAGAAGGTCGCTGCGGGCGATCCAAGAGACCTGAACAAGAATGGTCGTGTGTCCAAGAAGGAGCAGAGGGCGTTCAACAAGACCGCTAATGAAGGCAACGCTGGACCTCTAGCCGGTTACAACCTAACCTTACTCGAGGATCATGGTGACGCTTTGGCGGTCATGGAGAAGTACCTAGCTATATACAAGGAAGCACCCGAGTCATACAACCAAGAAGCGTTCAACGCTGAGATGGATGAGACCTCGCTAGGTCAGGCTTACTCCGCTGCCGCGATCAAGGACATGTCTCGTGCCGAGAAGTTCCCAGAGCTTTACGCTCAGGAGATCGAAGCCGAACGTGAGACTCTCCGCGATGAGGTGCGTAAGATGGGTGGGACGCTCACTGACAGTGAGTTAGATCAGTTGGTTAGAGATGGTCGGAGGCTTGGTTTAAGCCCCGCACAGATGACTAATAAGGTCGCTATGGAGCACCTGGACTACAACGCTGACACCGGTTTCTCCGGTAACGCTGGTCAGTTCGAGGATGACTTGACGCTGTGGGCTAACAAGAACGGCATTAACCTTAACCCGGATTCAATCCAGGGCTACGTTCGTTCAATCTCGGCTAAGGATGCTACCTTCGATTCGGTCAAGTCGGACCTTCGTAAGCAGTACATGACCGGTGCTTTCCCAGGGTGGTCTGACCAGATCGCTGCGGGACAGGACATATACGACATCGCTTCACCTTATCGTCAGACAATGTCTAGGATGCTCGGAGTCCCTGAGGCTTCAATAACCTTCGACGATCCTCTACTCGCCAAGGGTATGCAGGCTACCGGTGCGGATGGCAAGGCTAGGATCATGCCGATGCACGAGTTTGATCAGGAGATCCGAAAGACAGATCGTTATGACAAGACTCCTCAGGCTATGAACGAGATGATGGATGTCGGTACCGAACTTCTTAAGATGTTTGGTTTCAGATGATAATGGCTAGAGAAGGAAGAATCAATGGCTGAATACACATATGCTGGAGGTCAGTGGAGGAAGGTCTCTTCTGGACAGAAAGCAAACACAAACACTGGAACGGGACCCTATACACTAGACCCTAACGTGTCAAGGGATTCCGTCCTTGACCAGGCACCTGTGTATCAAACTCAACCGTTCTACACGAGTCCTGCTCCTGCTACTGCTACTGCTGCTCCTGCTGTCCGTGACTACGCTGCTGAGGCTGCCGAGAGAGCATTACAGCAACAACTTACAGGTGCTCGTGCTGCGTTAACTGACCTGCTCACCACTTACGGTATGGGTAGTCTCGCTGGTCGAGTGCACGAACTCGTTGGTCGTAACCCTAACATGAACGTGATCGCGGAGAACCTCCGTAAGACGGATGAGTACAAAGCTCGGTTTAAGGGTCTGGTTCAGATGCACGCTAAGGGCATCACGGACATATCAAACGAGAAAGAGTACCTCGACCTGGAGACTGACTACCGTCAGGTTTTCCGGGAAGCCGGTATCAAAGACTACCTAGGCACCACGGGCACTCAAGACGAGTACGACAGTATCGCTGCCCTTGTTGGGGACTACAGTGTATCTGTGAACGAGGTGCGAGCCCGCGTTGGTGACGCTCAGCGTGTTGTCGCTGACACACCACAGGATGTCAAGGATAAGCTTCAAGAGTTCTACGGTGTAGACTCTGCCACTATGGTTGAGTTCGCCCTGGATTCAGAGAAGACTATGAACAAGATCAATGCCATATCGAACGCTGCCATTATTGGTGGCTACTCGTTCAAGCAGGGTCTCGACATTGACGTCAATGCTGGTGAACTCGTTGGTGGTCTGTCTGGTGACGAAGACGTTAACATGGCTCAACTCGGTCAACGTATCGAGCAGGGTGTGGGCGTTCGGGATTCAACCTCCAGACTGGCTGACCTCGAGGGTTCGGAACTCACCGATAGTGAGTCACTCCTCGCATTCAGCGGTGCGGATGCTAAGGCAACCAAGAAGGTTAAGCAACTTCAGTCTCGTGAACGTGCGAGGTTCGGTGGGTCTGCTGGTATCGGTAGGCGCGCTCTTAGTGATAAAGGCAAGATCTAGTTTTAAGGAACGTACCCGAAGAGGGCACTGGGCTCACGACCCTGCGTTCCACCATTGAGGGATCGACCGGCCCCTTCGGTGCATCAAGTCCGGTAGTGAAAGCCACCTGTATCCTCCCCGGATACAACGTGCGGTTCACGATTCAATCACATGAATAGGGAGTATGTATGTCTAATTACGAATGGAACGATGAGAACGATACTGATGATGACGATCAAAGTACGAGCGATGGTAATGGTATGAAGGACCTGCGCAAGGCATTCAATTCGTTGAAGAAGCAGCACAAGGAACTTCAGGACAATTACGGAAAGGTCGCCAAGTCTAGTCGTGACCGGAACGTTAAGGACGTACTTGCGAAGTTAGGAATGCAGGAGAAGATCTCCGCGTTCATTCCTGATGACGTAACGTCTGAAGAAGGCGTGACCGAGTGGGTTACCGAATATGGTGATCTGTTTGGAGTAGTACAACCCAAGGTGGAAGCCGAGGGCGCAGCACCAGCAGTTGATCTATCAGCACTGAACCGCATCTCTCAGACTCAAGCGGGGGGTCAAACTCACTCAGCAGACGCTAGTCAGGTTGACGCTCAGATCGCTGGAGCACAGAGTGTTGCAGAGTTGAACAGAATACTGTTTGGCAACGCAGACGGCCCACAGGCATTCTAGTCCTGGGTTAATCCGACAAACAACTATCTATCTCACAAGGAGATTTAACAATGGCTATAACAGGTACAAGTGCTTTAGGCGGCACAGTAAAGGCAGCCTACGACCGGTACGTTGAGTTCGCTCTTCGTTCAATTCCTACCTACCGTGCAGTCGTGGACAAGCGTCCAGTGGCTCAGGCGATGCCAGGTTCCAGCGTAGTGTTCTCACTTCACGCTGAAATGGCCGACAAGGTATCGACACTGACGGAAGGGACCGACCCAACAGCGACCGCCCTTGCAGACGTGACGCAGGTCACAGTTACTCTCGCGGAATACGGTAACGTTGTTACCGCTTCACGCAAGCTTGGTGAACTCGGATTCTCCGACGTTGATCCTGCTATCGCAAACATCATTGCATACAACATGAGCTCTTCGCTCGACAACATCATTGCCACAGTGCTTGATGGTGGAACGAACGTTCTGTACGCAACAGGTGGGGCAACTCCTGCTACCTCGACCGTCACGACCGCTGCTGATGACGTCATCACTGGTCTGGATGTTCGTAAGGCAGTCGCCAAGCTTCGTGGATTGAACGCTATCCCACGGACAGGTCAACTGTACGCCGGATACATTCACCCAGACGTAGCGCACGATCTCCGCAACGAGACCGGTGCTCAGTCATTCGAGGACGTTCGTAAGTACACGGACGCGAATCAAATGGATGTACTCAATCAAGCAACAGGCGTATACGGTGGAGCTTACTTCATCGAAACCCCTCGCGCGATCGTCCTCACCGATGGTGTTGGCGCAGCGATTGACGTATACCGCACAAACATCCTGGGAGCGCAAGCCGTTGCTGAAGCAACTGCCGTTGAGCCCGGTGTCGTTATCGGTCCAGTAGTCGACCAGTTGATGCGTCAGCGTCCAATCGGTTGGTACGCATTGACCGGTTTCAGCATGTACCGTCAAGGTGCCGCTTACCGTATTGAGTCTTCCTCAAGCATCGCGTAAGTAGCTGTTCCACTTTGGGGGGTCCCGTACTTCGGTGCGGGGCTCTCCTCCCAAACTTTCGGAAAGGAAACATCATGGCTTATAAGTTGAACCTAGGCACAGAGGAGCATTCTTACCCTACTGGTCCCGGTCTCAAGAGACTACTCGGGTTCTACACTTTCTCCCGTGGTCTTTCTCTTTCCATCACAGGAACCACAGGTACTGAGGTAAGCGAATATTTGCAGGTCGATGCAGACGCTGCGGATTACTTCTTCATCGGTGGTAGCGAGTACAACGATCTTACTACCGCTGAGTATAACGCGGTTGTCGCAGCAGGTTATTCTAGTTACGTGGAGGTTATATAATGAGTGCATGTCGTACAGGTTGCAAGACGAAGGATCACGAGTCGTGGGGTGCTTGCGCTCGGGCTTCTGAACTCCAGGTGAATGCTGTTATGGCCTCACCGTTGAAGGAAGTATTCGAGGTTACCAACAGGGAACTTCCTGCTTACAAGAGGTTACGCGCACAGGGCATACGCCCTGAGGGTACCGCCACTTCTAAGATGAACGAGGCGTTCAACGCGACTAAGCTTCTTGGTCGTCCTTACAACGCTCAGACTGATCCTCCCGCTAAGATGATCACAACTCCCGCTGCCGCTAAATTAGTTAAGAAGGATGACAAGTAATGGCTAAGACTATCGAGCAACTCGTCGATGACAACCTGATGCACATGTACGGTCTTGATACTCACCAGGACCAAGAGACCCACGTCACTGTCGCGTACAACACTACTGATCTCACGATCTATGTGGACAACGCTTCCATTCTCTCCCGTGGACTGATCGAAGTCCATGAGGAATTGATGCAGGCTACGTCGGTGGACGCTAACGCTGGTAGTGTTACGATCGCTCCTTACGGTAGAGGTTACCGTGGGACTACTGCTGCTACAGGAGCTATCGGTGACCGCTTGGTTGCCGCCCCCCTGGTCCCTCGTAACATGATGGTTGACGCAATGAACGAAACAGTCCTGGGTGTGTGGCCGAATCTTCACGCAGAGGCACACACAACCATTACCACTACTGGTAGTGCCAATACTTACTCACTACCCTCTGGTGCGATTAACGTTATTAGGATCACTTACGAGACTCGTGGTTCGTCTAAGGAATGGATCCCTGCTCGGCGTTACCGGATCGACTCTGACGCCCCTTCATCTTCCTTCGCAACTGGAGCTTCAATCTCGTTGTATGACGCGGTACCAACCGGCACTAAGGTACACGTAGTGTACTCGCATGAACCGGCTGAATTGGGAACGGATCACACCTTGGGATTCGCTGCGGTTACCGGGTTGCCTGAGTCTTGCATTGACGTCATCCGCTACGGTGCTATTTACAGACTAGCCTCCATGTTCGACACTCCCCACCTTGCAGGTAACACTGCTGAGGCTGACTTCGCTGCTAACGCACGGGGTATGGGTGGGTCGCAGAAGTTCGGTGCATACATGTACCAACTGTACTCACAGAGGCTCGCTGCTGAGGCTAAGAAACAAACAGAAGAACATCCTATCCGCTCACACTACACTCGCTAAGGAGTAAGACATGGCACAAAGGTATTTTAGTTCTACGGCTGAGCGTACTACGTTGACGGCTTCGATGACTAATACTCAAACAACTATGGCTGTTACGGCTACCACGGGTTTCCCCGCGAGTAAGCCCTACACCATTATTATCGATCAAGACACGGTTAACGAAGAAGTTGTCGAGGTCACTAGCAACACCGGTCTGACTCTCACGATTGTTCGTGGGGTTGATAGCACCACTGCTGTCTCACACTCCAACGGTGCGCAGGCTAACCATGGCATCTCGGCTAGGGATGTTCGTGAGCCTAACACTCACATCGAAGCAGCAGTTAACCACGTTACTGTTGTCACTTCGGGTACCCGTCCGGGTTCTCCCGTTGCTGGTCAGATCATCTGGGAATCAGACACTCTACTGTACTACGGGTGGGACGGTTCTGATTGGGCTTCCATTGGTGGAGCTAGTGGTTCAGGATTACATAATACTTTTCTATTGATGGGAGCATAAGCAATGACTAACGTATACAAATATGCACAGGTTGTCGGTACGGCAGCAGTAAGCACTTACGCAACACTCTACACGACACCTGCCTCGACTGAGGCGGTCATCTCCTCATTGGTCATAACAAATCAGTCAGCCTCGGCTATCACTGTTCGTATCGGTATGGATGATACTGCTGGTACCCCAGGAACCTCGGAGTTCCTTGTGTACGATGCTGCCATTGCTGGCAACGACACAATCGCTCTGACGCTAGGAATCACGATGGAGGCTGCTAAGTTCATTAGAGTCTCATCGTCTGTTGCCACGTGTAACTTCACGGCGTTCCTAACTGAAATAACAGCCTAATGGCACTGTCCTCGTTCTCCGGTAGCGGTTTGACGGGAGGGGTCTCTAATGCGAATTTTACGGACACGGCCACAGGGACGTACACTTCTGGTAGCGTGGATTATAAATATCTTACGCTGACAGCGGATGGAACCGTTACGATAGATTCGGCGGGCTTCGCTGATGTGCTGCTCGTCGGCGGGGGCGGCTCGGGTGGTTACACGGGTGGTGGCGGAGGTGGCGGTGGCGTGGCACTTATCACGGACGCTTACTTCTCTGTGGCAACCCATGTGGTTACGGTGGGCGCTGGCGGCGCAAACAATGACAATAACGTAGGGAACAATGGTATCTCTTCTAGTGTCGCTGGCTACAGTGGCATAGGCGGTGGCGGTGGCGGGTCGAACGGCCCCGCTGATGGTCTCAACGGTGGCTCGGGTGGTGGCGGGCAAGGTGCTGGTACTGGCGCCGCAGGCTCAGGTTCCACGGGGCAAGGATATGCGGGCGGTACAGGATCAACAACATCACCAGACCCCAGTGGCGGAGGTGGCGGGTACTCAAGCGTAGGCGGTGACTCTGCGGGGTCAACCGGAGGCGCTGGAGGAACCGGCCTTATTGGGAACCTGTTAACGGGCAGCGCACAGAGTTATGCAGGAGGTGGCGGTGGCACGGCATATTTTGCGGGTTCTACCGGCGGTACTGCTACTGAAGGCGGCGGGGCTGGCGCTACGGGGCAAGCACCCGACGGCGCAGATGGAACCGCGAACACTGGCGGTGGTGGCGGTGGGAGCGGCTACTCCTCCTCGGGGGCAGGCGGCGCAGGCGGTTCAGGAATCGTAATTATTAGGGTGGTAGTGTAATGTCTATACAAAAGCTTTCAACTGCACTGGGTGCAGGTTCAACCATACCCGTTGCGGGTAAGTACGCTCAGACAGGCGGTGGCACTTACACCACTTATGCAGATTCTGGTGTGACCTACGGGGTGCACACTTTCACGGCTGACGGGACTCTGACGGTTTCGTCGTCTGGGTTCGTTGACGTTCTTGTTGTTGGTGGCGGTGGTGGTGCCGGTGTTGACGATCCCTCCGGGGGCGGAGGGGCTGGCGGGCTAGTTGAACAGTCTGGTGTGTTTGTGGCATCCGGTTCGGTTAGCGTAACCGTAGGTACTGGTGGACCCGGTGGAACTTCTGTAACCGACACCACAAGTATGATCGGTCTTGATAGTGTCTTTCTAGGCATTACAGGTATCGGGGGCGGTGCTTCACGCGCCGAATCAAATGCCGCCGACGTTCCATTGGAACTTAGTGGTGGTTGCGGCGCTGGCGCAGCCGGTGGTGCTGGTGCCCATGCTGGTGGATCTGGTCGGCAAGGTTTCGGTGGTGGAACTTCAACACTCGGATCTAGCAACGGAGGCGGAGGCGGAGGTGGCGGCATGAGTGCCGTCGGTGTTAACGGTACTGGTACTGTTGGCGGTGACGGCGGTGCGGGTCTTGCTTCTAGTCTACAAACAGGTTCCCCAATAACATACGCTGGAGGCGGCGGGGGTTCTGTTATCTCTGGCACTGCCGGAACTGGCGGTGCGGGCGGCGGCGGTAACGGCGGCTCTGGTGCTACAGGTAGTGATGGAACTGCCGGTCTTGGCGGCGGTGGCGGAGGCGGTCATGGGTCTACGTTTGACGGCGGCTCTGGTGGTTCAGGTGTCGTTGTTGTTCGTACGGTCATCAGTGGCTCAGCCACAGGTGTACTTGCTTCTGGCGGGACTGAGACAACCTATGTTGGTGATGGTGCCAACGGTGTCAGCGGTCAGACCTACAAGGTTCATACTTTTACGGCTGATGGTACTTTCGTGGTGACCGCTGGTGGGTCAGTCGACGCACTGGTGGTCGGAGCTGGCGGAGGTGGGGGCAGTAGTGCAGTTGCCAAAGCGGCTTCTGGAGGTGGAGGAGCTGGAGGGGTTATTAGTAGTAGCCCGACTCTGGCGATTGCTTCCCATACAGTTGTTGTTGGTGCTGGTGGAACCGCACCTTCTATCTCTACAAACATAGCTGGCGGCGATGGTGGTTCATCTTTCCTCGGTTATATTACCGCTACTGGTGGTGGCGGAGGAGCGAGTGCCGCTGCCGGTGCGATAGACGGCGGCTCTGGAGGTTCCGGTGGCGGCGCAGGTTCATCTACTAGTACTAACGGTACTGGTATAGCCAATCAGGGAACTTCTGGTGGTAGTAGCGTTGGCACCTCGTCCGATGCTAGTGGTGGCGGTGGTGCGGCTGAGGCTGGAAACACTGACGCTGATAGTGAAGGTGGGGATGGAGTAGAGTCTTACATCAACGGAACTTCTACGTTCTCCGGTGGCGGTGGCGGTGGCGGTGCCGTGGGATCTGCACCTGCCGGTGGAAACGGTGGCGGAGGAGCTGGTACTCACAGATCGACTTCTGCGGGTGTCGCTGGCACGGCAAATACAGGCGGTGGCGGTGGCGGAGGTTACGCTGATGAGTCACTTTCTGGTGCCGGTGGTTCTGGTGTCGTCATTGTCAGATACCCGATCGCGACGTGAGCTGGTTAATCCTTGTAGAGGTGGCGGGGTCAGTAGTACTGACCTTGCTAACTCTCGGTGGATACCTTCGATGGCTTAATAATCAATCACGCAAAGAAGCACTGGCGGATAACAATCTGCTGGATGCTAAGTTGAAACTCCTGATCAAGGAGAATAAGACTAATGGCGGGAGCTCCATGAAGGACGCTCTCAACCGTATTGAACATGACTTGAGTTACGTTAACGTCAAGTTGGATACACACATTGATTGGCATATGAAAGGTGGCAAAGGTGTTTGAGTTAACATTCTGGAAAGACAGTGGGGAGCGTGCGATTCGCACAGCAGCGCAAGCATTACTCGCACTGTGGGCAGTGAACGTTAGTGGACTATTAGAACTGGATCCTATTCAAGCACTCAGCGTTGCTGGGTTCGCTGGACTCACCTCGATTCTAACTAGCCTTGTCGCTAGCAAGAGCGGCGAGACAGGTACCCCGGCATTCGGTCGTAAGGGTATACTCTAATGCCTAGGGCAAGACTCGTTAAGGGTGGAGAGCGTCTTCGGGATCAGATCAACAAGAGGTTCCCTGGCAGAGATAAAGCTTCAGATGGTTGGATTGGAGATCGCGCTCATTCGCAGCGTAAGTCTTTCCACAATCCAGACTCTCGCGGTTGGGTCCATGCGATCGATATTGACGAGAACATGGGTAAGCGCGGTAAGTGGCGTAGGGGCCGTACAGCACGTGTCCTTGCAAGTCAGTTGAACGCATACGCCATCTCAGGCTTGCCCGGTGCGGACCGACTGCTTCATATAGTTTATGAAGATCAGGTCTCCTCGGGTACTTACAAGCGTAAGTTCTGGGTCTTTAGAGGTAGTGGCTATTCCCACTTCCAGCATATCCACGTTTCGTTCTCAACAACAGGTGAGACTAACGGTAAGGTCTGGCCGTTGCCCATCCTCACCAGGAATCCTGTGCAGAAGTTGCGTTGGAGACGAGCACTAAAACGATGATCAACAATTCAAGTAACGTTCAGGTTTAACAAACAGATGGAGATGAAGTAGATGGCTAACTTATTTGATATAACCGAGGGTCCAACAACCCTTCTCGGTTCTAGTCTTGATAGCAACATCACTCTCCACTTGCCTGATCACATATCGTGGGACTGTTCCATAGCAGGATTGAACTTCCTGTTCGGCTTCTCTAAGTCGTACCCGATGCAGCGTGAGACTTCACAGTTCCGTAAGGACCGTGTGGATGACGAGCGCAATCCGGGTGAGCAGTCCCTCGATTCAGGTTTTTGGTTGAGGTCGCAGGCTTCGTGGCATTACGGGTCTGGACTATTAACTGCCGAGCCCCTCGAGGTTTCGACTGAGGATGCACAGTTCCGGTACAAAGCTGGTGGTGGTGTGGATCCTTGGACTCCAGGTAAGATGACTTTGCTTAATGAGATGTACACCGTTAACACAGATACGGACACTCATCAGCTTTCTATCGGTGTGGGCGATGGTGTGATTCACGCCACAGGTACCACTCTCGAGCATGTCGCTACCGACGGAACCATCTCTGCTATCACGTGGGGTGGGGCTAACGAAATCCTTTCCATCACATCTGACGGTAACCGGTGGTACGCTGCCGATGTTGTTGGCTTATGGCAGGGCGATCTTCCTGCGGGTGCAGGTACTAAGATCTACAAGACCGCTACGACGTTCACTACAACCAGAACCCTGGTTAGGTATGTTAAGGGTCGTCTAATTTATGTATGCAATCACGAGGTTCACGAGATAACAGATCTTGATCCTAGTGGTGGAACCTTGGGCTCTCACCCTGCTGTTCACTACACTCACCCGAACGAGGAGTACGTGTGGAATGATGCGAGCGAAGGACCGGTAGCTCTTTACTTGTCCGGCTACGCCGTTGATTCATCCTCGGTGTGGAAGATGGGGATCACCTCAACTGCCACGACGGTCGTCCTGGATCAGCCTTCGGTTGTTGCGGAGATGCCTCGAGGTGAGGTTCTTAATACCATCTACTCATATGTTGGAACCTATTTGGTGATCGGCTCGAGTAAGGGCTTACGTGTTTCGACGATGGATACTAATGGTTCGTTGACCGTTGGTCCCCTTAGTGTTGAGAACCCCGATGGTGTCCACGATATGGTTGCCATCGGTAAGTTCGTCTACTGCGCGGTTGGTTCTAATGGCTCTAGTGCTGCTAGTGCCGTGTCCCGTCCAGGACTGTATCGGGTTAACCTCGGTCAGACTTTGGATGGGCGTGAACTTCTGTTTGCTGCTGCCGAGGACATGACTACCGATAGTGATGTTGCTAGTGTTTGTCACAATGTCACATACGCTGATGGATATATTTGGTTCACTGTTAATGGAACAGGGTTGTATCGTCAACAGGACACGTTCGTTGCACAGGGCTGGATGGAGACTGGACGTACTCGTTTGGGAACCATGGAATCTAAGGCGTGGCGAGATATTCGCTTACTTGCTGAAGGTGAAGCCGATGGTGTAGTTACTGCGTACGCGAACATTAGCAACGTGACCACCCATTGGGATTGGACTTCGATCGTTTCCACTACGTCTAGTAACGAGGATGTTATTGGTTCCTTGAGTGCTATTGCTCCAGGTCCAGTACCCAACCTTTATATGGCTTACGTGCTGACGGCTCCTGCTGGTCAGGCCACTTCAGCTTCGATGATTGGTTACCAACTGCGGGGATTCCCTGCACCAGTTCGTACTGAGTTGATTAGTGTTCCTATGATGTGCTTCGACTTCGAGACAGATAAGCATGGTAACCAGTTTGGTTCCGTTGGTGGATCCTGGGCTCGGTATCAAGCGTTGAAGCAACTTGAGAATACTCAGGCTACCTTCATCTGGAAAGACTTCACTACTGGTGAACAGGCTGAGGCTTACATCGAGAAGGTTTCGATGATGCGCGTCACGCCACCTAGTATGGGTGATCGTGGTAACAACATTGGTGGGATCGCCACCGTTCTGATCAGGTTATCGTAATGGTGACGTACAGATATTACTGCGAAGTATGTGAAGACCATCTTGACATCAAGCATTCAATGAAGGATGACTCGCTCAAGGTGTGTCCTGTGTGCGGGGATATTGAGTTACGGAAAATATACTCCCCCGTCGGGCTTAGCTTTCGAGGCTCGGGTTTTTATAGCAATGACAAATAGATAAGTTCCAGAGGATCCCCCGGATCGTCCCCTTAATTGGGTTCGGTCTGGGGGTTCTTTTTTTGTGTCCAATTCCGACACGCGGAAGAAGTAGCGCTGCTTGCATAAGGTTCTTTTTAACCTTACTATTCCTTTATGTTGTTTGTTACACGAGCGAATGAAATGAGCGAGTACCCGCCACCGAACGTGGGGCCTCAAGCCCCCACCGGAAGAACCGGGTACTCAGGATACTCCGCTTCGCTCCGTATCCTTCGTGTAGTGCTGAACGATTAATGCCGATGAATGAAAGGATTGCCAATGAACACCAAAGTTTGCGGAACTTGCAAGATTGAGAAGGATGTTTCCTCTTTTGGAGAAAACCGAAAGTCTTCTGACGGTCTTAAATACAGTTGCAGAGATTGCTTGAATCTTTACCAAAAGAGAAGGAGTGCCAACTTGTCTCCCGAGGAGAAGGAGATCGTCCTTGAGAAGTCTAGGATTAGGACTACTAAGTGGCTAGACGATCCCACTAACAGGGCGCGTCGGGTTGAGTATGAATCCACTCCCGATAGAAAAGCTTATCAGGCTAACTACTGTGGTCGCAGGAAGGTAATCAAGGCAGGTGGAGAAGTTAGTTTAGTAACCACTAAGGATGTTATGGCTATACATTCCATGCCCTGTACAGCGTGCTCAGCCCCTTCACCCTCGGAAGCAGACCACCTTGTCCCTATATCCAAGGGCGGGGGACACACTTTGGACAACCTCATTCCGTTGTGTCACTCCTGCAACAAGTCAAAGGGTGACAGACTCTGGGCAAATTGGCGTGTCGCTGTTGACAAAGCTTAACGACTACTGTAATGTTACAACTGTTGCTCAGGAAGAGTGCCTACATGAGGCTCGGAAGGTGGCTCCGATTACACACCCGGTAATAGGGCTCGTCGGGGTAGTAGATAGCTCCTAAAGGGGCTAGGAACGACGCTCACGGGCTGTAACAGGTCGGATGGGTGGATACATGCAAGTAATTCCTAAGCCCTTAGAGGGGTCTTAAACTGGAGAGAGGTAGTCATGGAGAATGCTAAGGTTTCACACACTGGATCGAAAGGGATGCCGATACTGGGCGTAACCCTGGACATTAGTGAGCTCGTTCTCATATCGAACCTCCTCCGAATGGAGATCAATAGGGATCTAAGTTCACTAGAGCAGCACATAGCGGATCACACGGGTTCTGAACAGGCTGCAGACGCCTGTCAAGCATTGGCTGACGAGAGGCAGAGGCTCCTGCTGATGACCGAGTACCTCATCGAGATTGATAACTGTCGGATCATACTAGAGGGCGAGTACGAGTCCTATGTGGCTAGTAAGTTAACAGCCGCAATCGAAGAACAGGTTGCTACCAATAAGACGTTCGACGAGATTGTTGCTGACTTGGGCGACTTATGATCGTTAAGCGTTTAGAGTCTAGGGATGCGTGGCTTGACAAGGCATACCCCGATGGTGTACTGTACTGGGAATACAGCCTGGAAGAATACATGAACCAAGAAGGGAGCACACGTTGAGCACACAGATACCGTTATACATTAGTTACTCAGGTATGACTACATACCAAAAGTGCCCACAGCAATACAAGCTGGGGCGCGTGGATAAAGTATCCGAGTCTAAGGCTTACTACTTTGCTGGTGGGTCCGCAGTTCACTCGGCTACAGAAGCGATTGATTGGCAGTTACTTAGAGAGCAAGGGGTATCCCAATGAGTGAAAAGGCTCTAGCCCTAGGTCTCGCGGAGTTCAGTACTTACTTCGAGAACGAGATGGAAGAAGGCAAGGACGTTGAGTGGAAGGCTGGAGGCAGAGTCTCTAAGGCTAACCCCAACAAAGAGGATGACAAGTTCTGGCGCAAGAACGGTCAGAAGTACACCAAGAACTATTATGAATGGCGCATGGCTAACCCTAACCTAGAGATCTGGATTGACCCTGACGGTCGTCCAGCCATCGAGCTGGGCCTCGAAGTAATGTTGCCACTGGATACCCCGTTGAAAGGTTTCGTTGATAGGGTGTTCCGTGACAAAGTTACCGGTGAACTAATCATCGTTGACATCAAGACAGGTGCCACTGCATCCAAGGATGGACTGCAACTAGCGGTTTATCGTTTAGCCATCAAGGAGAAGTTCGGTGTTGACATCAAGTATGGTGCGTACTGGAATGCTCGAGGTGGACAGATGAGCGACCCGTTCGACCTGGATCAATACCCACCGGAGATGGTGAGTCGTTGGTTCCGTGACACGTACAAGTTAATAAAGTCCGAGGTGTTTACACCTTCGGTTGGATTCAACTGTGGATTCTGTGGCGTGTCGCAACACTGCTACACACAGAACCCTGCTATTGTTCGTCCTAAGTTCGATGAAGATCTATTACTAGCGGAGGTAAATTAATGAGTGCAGCACCAGATACAGTAGTTCAAGCAAACTTCAAGACACCTAAAGGTACCTTGATTAACGTGTACGGCAAGGATGAAGCAGCGTTTGATTACGCTCTTGCTATCATTCAAGATCGCATTGCGGTCATCGCAGAGATCGAACAGCAACTCAGTGGATCAAGTGCAGTCGCTGACACGTTCGCTCTAGCACCAGTACAACCGGCAGCAGCAGCGGGAGTGGCTCCAGTAGCGGAAGCTCCTATCGCAGCATCGACTTGGGGAGCACCAGCAGCAGCACCAGTAGCAGCACCACCGGCAGCGTTCGCAGCAGCAGCGGCGAAGAACTGTGCACACGGACCGATGACGGCTCGTAGTGGTGTGAGTGCTCGTGGACCGTGGAAGGCATACATGTGCCCAACACCCAAGGGTACACCTGATCAGTGCAAGGCTCAGTTCATTGACTCGAAGTCACCTGAGTTTGCTTCGTTCCCAGGTTAAGTAACATGGTGGTCGTGTCCTCACTTCTCCGGGGACACGGCTACCGCCACCACTACACTAGGAAGGATGGTAGATGCAAACTCTAACTCGTACAGTTCGATCGATAGATAAGTCTGGTGCTTCACTAGACATACCGTTCCAGTCGTGGACGGCTAAGGGTATAAGCCTCCGACGTGGAGAGATCTCCATGGTTGCGGGTAGTCCTGGTGCAGGTAAGTCAACGATCGCTCTTGCTGTCGCTCTTAAGTCACAGCAACCAACACTATACTTCAGCATGGATAGTCACGCTTCCACTATGGCTATTAGATCACTCGCTATGATTACAGGTCTACCACAACGCGAGGTCGAAGAACGTATGGCACTCGACCAGAAGTGGGCATCGGATCTATTGGCTCAGTATGCAGGTCACATCTCCTGGAGCTTCGACTCCAACCCGTCACTGTACGATGTCGAGGATGAGATAGAGATCTACCGTGAGATGAAAGGTTCCGACCCTGTACTCATTGTGGTTGATAACGCTACCGATGTTACGCACGATGACGGTGACGAGTTCGGTTCACTCCGGTCGTTGATGCGAGAGTGCAAGTCGTGGGCACGTGAGACTAACGCTACGTTCCTTATCCTTCACCACACCAGTGAGTCATACGGCAGCAACCCGTGCCCTCCTCGTAGTGCATTGCACGGTAAGGTCGCTCAGGTTCCTAGCCTAGTACTAACCGTTGCATCCGATACTCCAGGATGGATGGCTGTTGCTCCCGTCAAGAACAGGTACGGTCAAGCGGACGCATCCGGCAGCACCGCTGTGTGGATGAAGTTCGATGGTGCATCTATGTTGTTGGAGGACATGTAATGGGTAACGCTTACAACAAGGCCAAGGGAAGCAAATGGGAATCCGACATCGAGTCGTACTGTAACGACAGCGGTCTTCACGCTCGTCGTCTACCACGCGCAGGTGCTAAGGATATCGGTGACGTTAGCATCACGTTGAAGTCCAGAGCTGTTGTTGTGGTTGAAGCGAAGAACGTTGCTCGTGAGAACATGCTAGACTTCCTTCGTCAGGCTGAGGTTGAGGCTGACAACTATGAGGAGAAGTACGGCGGCACTACTTATGGTGTTGTCATGGTTAAGGGGCGGGGTAAGGGAACCAGTACCGGTCGTGTTACAATGACTCTGGAAACATTCAAGGACCTACTGCATGGAGAGGGGATCGCATGAACGAGGATGAGTATGAAGAGTACGCAGAGGATTTTGATGACTGGATGGAAGATGATACCGAGACCAGTAACGTAGTGGTCAAGTTTTCCGAGTCAGGTTCCGGTCTACTTGTAGCCACAGAGAAGGAGCCATACAAACTCAACGCTCTTGATCGTTGCGATCGTTGCGGTGTCCAGGCATGGATCGAGGTTACCTTCAGTAACAGCACGACGCTACTGTTCTGCTCACACCATTACAATGAGCACGACATGGTACTGACCGGCAACCCGGACGTAGTTAACGTGCTTGATGAGCGCGAAAGACTAGAGGTCAACCGTAAGCCTGAGGTCCTATAGCGTGTCGGACTTGACAAGACAAACTTACCCAGCTATGGTAGACCCTAATGAAACACCTACTGAAAGGAATATATATGAGAAGTACCTTTGCGTCACTCAACACCAGACCCGGATATGTTATCATGGTTGTGGTAATCGTAGCGACGGCTGCCCTTCTGATGGGAGCCGTTAGCAAGTACGATCCCGCAGCTGCGGCAGGGAATCACAATCAGCAGAACAACTCCGAGGGTGACAAGCATAACACTCAGAACAACAAGGATGGCAATAAGCACATCGACAAAGTGACTCCCCCTCCGGTAGTCCCACCTGTCGTTGTTCCTCCCGTAGTTGTTCCACCGGTAGTTACAGTTCCACCCGTTGTAGTTCCACCCGTGATCGTGACCCCACCGTTCGTCGCTCCACCAGTAGTGGTTACTCCACCTACCGCAGAGCCGATCGAAGAGGCACGTCCGTCAGCACCTAAGCCTAGTAAGCCTAGCAAGGTTAGCAAGCCTGCTAAGCCATCTAAGAAGGTAGTACCACCGGCACACAAGAAGCCCGCGAAGCCCTCTAAGGTGCCCTCTAAAGCTTCTAAAGGTAAGGCTCCCGTCATCGCAGTGTACGTGTACAGCGTTAACTCTTGCTGCTGTGGTACGGTAGGTAAATAGTATGAGTAGGGGGAGTTCCGACTCGGACTTCAGGTTCGACATCTGGCCTGTACTCGAGTACTTCGAGTGGGACCTCCCCTCACCTCGTGGCGTATGGCAGACCATCAAGTGTGGTGCGCATGCTGACAGCCATGCTTCATGCAGGATCTCCAGTGACATAGGTCAGGTGTTCTGCCAGGGGTGTGGCTTCAAGAACGACGCCATCGGTGTTGTCCAACACTACGAAGGACTAGAGTACAAGGACGCTGTCGCTAAGTGTGAACAGATCACTGGTGCTGCTGACAGTGGGCAAGCCATGAAGCGTGGAGGTCGCAAGACTTCGAGCAAGAGCAAGCGTGGATACGTACCGCCTAGCCAACGAGGACAAGAGCCTCGCGAACGGAGGAGCAAGAGATGATTAGTCTTGATGCAAAGATCGAACTAGGGTTATCTGCCGATGATTACGCTTCGCAGATGACACCCGAGTTAGCACAGTACCTAATGGCTCGAGGTATTACTAGGGAAGCTGCCACTGCACATAAGATAGGTTACGTTGGTGTCCCTCGTATTGGTCACGAGCGGTACCGGGGTAGGATCTCTATCCCTTACATCACCCCCACCTGTGTCAATGAGATCAGGTTCCGCACGTTAGTCGACTCATCTGAACCTAAGTATCTTTCACGCGATGGTGCTGACTCCCATCTGTACAACGTCGGTGCATTCCAGACCGACTCAGACTTCATTGCTATATCCGAGGGTGAGTTCGATACCGTAATCGCCAACTCGGTGTGTGGAATCCCGACAGTAGGATTGGCTGGTGCTAATGCATGGAAGCCGTTCTACCGCAGGGCATTCACTGACTATCACAAGGTGTTCGTCTTGACCGACGGAGATCAAGCAGGATGGGATCTCGGAAAGAAGATCGCTACTGCTCTGGACGTGGCCGTTGTTGTATCTATGCCCGATGGTATGGACCTAACGGACGTGTACATGGAAGAAGGATCCGATGGAATCAAGAAGAGATTGGGGCTGTGATGAGTGAAGAGTATGGCGGTATGATATTCCTGGCAGTAGCACTTAGTGTGGTTGGTGTCGGAGTGCTCGTACCTTACGCGATAAGAAACTTCAACGAGTACGTGACACGACGTAGTGTCCGCACACTCGAGGCAATGAAAGAGTACCGCAACACCGTACGAGGACACGATCCACTATGAGCACCTTAATCATATTGTTCGTAGGTATCATGGTGTTTGGTATAATTGTCGGTGGATACAAACTGACAGTCGGGGTTCTTGCTTACAAAGAACTGAAAGAGAATCAGCAAATAGAATATGTCGAAGTCATCGAAAGATTCAAGGAAAGTAGGGACCATCGTGTACAGTAACAGTATCTACAGAGACTACGCCAACCTACCTGGTTACGTGATGGACTCAGAGGATCAACCAAAGCTTGGTCACGAGAAGCCGGCGCATCCACGTACTCTCACGGATGCTGAGTACAATAAGCGGGCACTCGAAGCAAGCAGGCTCCTGTACAGTGAAGTAAGAGGAGACAACCAGGTGGACTACCGCCCATCCAAAGCGGTTGGGGATATTGCTGCCGCACGTAGTGAAGTTCTTGGTTCGTGGTGGGATCCGAGTTCGGCCCCCTCGTTAGAGAATCAACATAAGAGTGAGCGCGAAGAGTCAGCGGACCGTAAGGTCAAGAACAGTTTGGCTAAGTTCGAGGACGACGCAGAGGTTATCTTCGACGATCTGTGTGACGTGCTCTGCAGCAAGCAGGTAGACTACGGTCCCGATAACATTAACAACGCACCCGGTGGTGCAATGAACGGGATCCTGGTTCGCATGTCGGACAAGATGGAGCGGTTGAAGAACCTCACCTACAACTCCGATGGATCAGAGCCCAACCACGAGTCGGTCGAAGATAGCCTACTCGACATAGCGAACTACGCGGTCATCGCATTGATGGTACGTCGTGGGGTATGGCCGAAGAGTTATGCCGCTTGAGATGGACGGGATCAGGGTATGTGGATACTGCGCATTCGGCTCCTGTTATAACTGCAAGCCCGTGCTGACCGATACTTCAGCAGGTAAAGAATATATATGTCATTGCGATCACTCGAGAATGGAAGAAGGTAATTAGATGCACCGTATATTTATGATATCAGATCTGCAAGTACCCTACCATGATGAAGCCGCTGTCGCTGGTGTCGCTCAAATGATAGCAGACATCAAGACTGAGGACGATACCGTCGTAACAGTCGGTGACGAGCAAGACTTCCAGACCATATCGAAGTGGGCGCAAGGAACCGAGCTTGAGTTCGAGCGTTCCATTGGTGATGATCGTGACGCTACTCGTCAAGTGTTCCGTGACCTGCAGATCGAGCACACCATCCGGTCCAACCATACGGACAGATTGTTCCAACAGATCTCACGTCGTATGCCGGGGCTACTCGGGCTACCTGAGTTAGAGTTGGAGAACTTCTGGGGCCTAGATGAACTCGGCATTACTCACCACCCTAAGGGCTTCGAGGTTGCACCTAACTGGTTGGCTCTACATGGTGACGAGTCTGGCACATCGCAGAACGCAGGGTCTACTGCTAGTGGACTGAGCAAGAAGACCGGTATGAACGTGGTGTGTGGTCACACTCACCGTCTCGGTCTGGTCCCTTACACGACCGGTATCTACGGTGGTCACATGAACACCATGTACGGTCTCGAAGCTGGCAACCTGATGGATCCGCTGAAGGTTTCATACGCGAAGACATTCAACTGGCAACAGGGATTCTCCATCCTGTATGTTGATGGCGACAACGTATACCCAGTAGCAGTGCCCATCGTTAACCGTTCGTTCGTAGTGGAAGGTGATCTCTACTCATGGTAAGTGTTGCAAGGGGTGCAGCAGAAGCTGCGTTGTCCAAGTACCCTGCCGATATGTTCGATGTCGAGGTGCTCGTTGGTAAGTGTGAGGAGTGGATAGTGCATCACCCTCGCAAGGTGGATGCCTGGATTGCAGAGCAGGGTGAGGACTCACAGAAACTGTTCGATGGTGTGTACCACTTTGCCTTGTACGCACTGCGTCTTAGTGAATCCGTAGCACACAAACTCTACATAGCACAGTTCGGAGTATAGCAATGGCAAACTATGAACGGTCTAACGAGGTACTGCCCGCAGAGTTGGCGAAGGCTAGAGCAGGTGCACGTCGTGCGTTCGACTCCAACAAGGGGATCCTGGAGCTCGACGATCTCATTGGGGAGGCTTACATGTGGGTGTCGACACACCCCGATGAGGTTATAGGTTGGCGCGAGGAGGGTGCTAAGGGACTGAACAAAGTTAGTGCCTCATGTCACAACTACTGCGTTGATATGATTCGCAAGGAACGTGCAAGGACTATCGGACCTGCTGAGGAAGATCAGTACTACTACTCTCAGCCGCTAGTCCGTTCCATCCTCCCATCCATATGGGATGCCGATGACTGGACATCGTTCAATGCCAGTGACGGTGAGATCCGGGCTAAGGGACTAGCGAATGAAGGTGGGGATCGTCTCGCCCTTATCGTTGATGTACGCGGAGCGTTCTACAGCCTAAGTGTTATCGATCAGTCCACACTATCTACACTGTACCGTCTCAACCACTCGATCGCTGAGGCTGCTGTGCTGCTCAAGAAGGACGAGGCTGGTGTCAATCGAGCAGAGGTCCGTGCGGTTAATCGAATCATCCACCGTCTTGGTGGATCCCATCCTAGTAAGATGTACTGATGTGGCTGCTGAACAGGGTTGTTTATGTACTCATGGACATAGCCCTGGTCCTCAAGGCTGCTACAGGTAGGTTGTTTAAGTAAGCAGACACAAAGAAGCCCCCGTTCCCTCTGTCGTAGGAGGTTGCGGGGGTTTCCTTGTTGTTGCTGAGGCACATCCTGCGCTAGATAAGAGCTTCCCTTCCCTCATCTAACGATGCTCCCGGTGCGACCAGGCTATGTGGTATTAAGCCTAACCGTACCTATCCGTTTAGCCATATGGACTATTCGGAATCCTTATCGTGCTCGATGTTGACGTATAGATCCTTGAGCTTATTCATCGTAACCCACCTCTCGTTCCTGTAGTATTGATTCGATTAGATCGAAGGCTTCCATGTTACCAAAGTTCTGTGCTACTGCTGAGTACAGTTCCAAGGTGTACGAATGCTTACCCTCAAGAACCTCACGAGCTGACGTTAAGTGATTAACCTTCACGTTTCTTTGTGTTTCGTCCATCAACTTCCCCTCTCTTTTTTAGTATGGCTTCAATCTTGCTTGATACCTCAACGTTACCAGTATCTAATGCTGCTGTCAAGTACATCTGCAGGACTGTCGATCCCTTGTATTCTAACTCTTGGTCTAGGTTCACGTCGTATTCTTCCCATCTTCCGAACCGGATTGTCTCGAACATTATCTTAGCTCCCTACTATTGTTAGTGAAACTGTGTACTTGGACCGGTCAGGTCCTGGTTCGGGGAACCTGTCCCTCGCATTCTCCGCTTGCTTGCGCGTGAAGTATGGTCCTAGTGTGAACCATCCCAAACTATTCTCCACTACAACAGTGTAGTACCCACGGTTGAACACTAGCTCCAGGCTCTTGTTGATTACCTCTCGGGCTAGATCCTCGATGTCGTCGTGCTCGTCGTCGAGTATGGCTACGATCTCCTTGACCTCAGCCACGCGAGCGTTGAATGCAGCGGCCATATTAGTAGCCTAGTCCTAGATTCTCAGCCCAAGCAACGAGACTTGGATCTTCGTACTCGATACCATGTTCCATGCGATAAGCCTTGCGCTCGTACCCTGACATGCCACCCTGGAAGCCGTACTTCTCGTGGGCTAGTGCCCAGTTGCGGCAGTCCTCCAGGATCGGGCATTCCCCACAGATCTTGCGTAGCATTGGGTTGTACGTCTTGGATTCTCCTGGTCCCAGGAAGAACACGGTCTCCCCGATACCTAAACATCCGGCAGATTCCCACTCGATCTTGTTGTAGGGCTTGACTGCACTCTTGCGTACTCGTTGTTCCCTGGTGTACCTGCTCTCTGAATCTGACATGTTAGCCTCTTTCCCTGGTGTAGTTGTAGTACTTGCGGAAGTCTTTCTCGTGTAACTTGTGGCAGAACATTAGGTTCATAGCCTCAATTAAGGGGCGCGTGGTGGTCTCTGGTGTGTTGCCGCACCATTGGCACTGGTTTACCATGATGTCTCCTTCCCGTAGTTGGACCAGTATGTCGTTGCGCAATAGATTGAGCAGAACATCTCGTCCTCCGCTTCCACCCAACCTTCCGGTCGAGTGTGTCCCTCAGTGCTGGTGTAGCAGTAGTTGCATATCTGCTTACCCTTGAGCTTTAGGTATCCCTCGATGCACCACTGTGTGCAGTACCAAAAGATACCCGACTTGATCCACCCATGTAGCTCTGGGTGATGGCTTCCGGTCTCGCAGTAGTTGCAGTGCGATGCGAGCGTTGTTTCTCTGAGCTTTTGATTCATATCGTGTCCTCTCTGTTGGTATGTTGTGACAGTATCATGGATTCTAATCGTTGTCAACACCCTCGTCATCAAGCTGAGCATCGTGGTCTATCTCGAGTCCCGCCGTATCGTCCATCTCGGTGGGCAGTGTGACCAGGGTTCCGCACAGTGCACAGACTCCGTCGGTGATGTAGTGCTCGATCGTCCTGTCCTGCTCATCGAACTGTATTAAGGCTATGAACATGTCGTAACCACATGGGCATACGGCTGTTGGGATCCCGCGTATGTCCATCGGCACACCTCTCGCGATAGCACCGAACAGTGTCTCGATGATTGGGTTGACCTCTGGTTCAGGTGCTGGTCGACCTTTACTTCCATTCATTCTTCGTGGTAGTAGCATTAGCATCCTCTCTTGATACTGTAGTTGGTTGCGTCCCAATGGGATCTTCCCTTGCCCTTGTCCCATCCCATCCAGAATGCATAGTCTTGGTAGTACGGTGCCCACTTATTAACGGGTGTGGATCTCAACTTCTCCCCAATCCTAACGGCTTCAGCTTTAGGGGTACCCGTCTCTCGCATGTCCCGCTGGATCATCCAAGACATCCCGTCCTTGAACTCACGGCTCATCTGGTAGGCACCCTTGTACTTGCCACTCCCAGTGTCCGCACTGTATGCATGACGTGACTCCCTGTACCTAATGCAGTACCTCAGGTCGTTGTCTTTCTTGACGTACATACGTCCTTGGTAGAGCGATACCGGGGAGTCTATTAGGGTGTACTTGCTAGTAGTCTCCAGGCTTGGCTGGTTCGTACCGACTGCTACTGGCGCAAGCGCCATTGACGCCGCTAGGACTAGGGACACGATCATACGTCCTCCCCTTCTTCCCAGTATCTCTCGCTGAACACGGGATCGTAGTCCGTGAACCCGAACGAGTGATCCGAGGTTGAGAGTCTGAGTAGCTGGTCCTCGGGCAGGTCCTCGCTATCTTCCTCGTCCTCGATGATGGGCATCGGATCCCCGCGTCTAGTCTTAGTGACAGAGAAGACACGGTATCCGAATACCTCGTAGGTCTTACGCAGGGATGCCATGGCTTAGCTCTCATCCATTGGGTCGAAGGCGTCGTAGTCGGTGTCCCCGTCGTCCTCGTAAAGATCCTCGTCGAAGTCGTCCCCTAGGTCATTCTCCAGGGGGTCTTCGAGATCCCATGTGCCTATCGGCTCGAGCTGTCCATCTTCAGGTGTGTAACTCATTGGGTTGCTCCATTCTTTATCGTGTCGAGTACCATGTCATCGAACCCTAGCATATCAACCGCGATTGCGGCATAGCGCATGGTACCTGGATCGATATATGGTTCTTCGTGTGGCTCGAATCCCTTGTGCTCGCATAGGGACAGGTATAGTTTACGGGCTAGCGTGTACTTGACCATCGTGTCTTCATTCATCGTGTGTCTCCTTCGGTGTCGGTGTTGTGTGATTGCATGGCTGACCGGTACGCACCGATCACTAGAGCGAGTCCGCCCCATACCATCATAATTCCCATAACGGTTGCGAATAGTGTCATCGTGACCACGACCGGACGATCTCATTAACGACAACCTCGTAGTGCTCTTGGGTCATCGAGTGGATCGGGATCCCCTGGAGTTCGGCGGTCATCGAGTCTACTTCCTCGTTGGGTCCGTACTCGTAGCCCCACTCTGCCACCGTGGCTCCGGTCTTCTCGATCCCAATGATTGTGTGCTTAGCGAACAGTTCTTCGCTTAGGTTGTGTGCTAGTTGTGACCGGTATGGCATTAGCTCGCCTGTCGAACCGCTTAGCACGGTGGCTACGAAGTATGCCTGGACATTGCCTAGCTCTGTGTTCCATTCTTTAGTATCTATCATTTCATTCTCCTTTATTGTTGGTTGGTTCGTACCGATTGATTGTATCATAGTAAAGATTAGGGTGCGCACCCGGTCTCACACCATCCTGGTTGTGCTACCCTTTCAGCTAGTGCGTCACGATCGTCTTGCATTTCGGACAACTCCGCATTGCGCTCTGACTGATGGTAGCTTTGCATCGCTTCAGCTCCGATCATTATGAATATAAACACTATCGCAGATATGATAAAGGTCTTCACTTTGTTTCCTTTCCTGTTGGCTGGTGCGTTCCGATTGCTAATAACTAACGTACTATTGACGGTCTTCCCTTGTCAAGTCGTGTGCCCCTTCGGCGTGTTGCTGTATCCGGTGGCCCCGCCAGATCATAACCCTCACTAGCGCCAAGATAAACCTAGCTTCCCTGACAGCACCCACGAGGGAGCCCATACGGGCCCCCCGCGAGGTCATTAGACTGTCCCTGGTGTGATCGTATGCGAACGGATCCCAGAGCCTGCAGGGTGGCTTAATCTTGATTCACACCTGGAGCATGAGGGACTTAGCCAATCGTTGTACCGGTTGTCGAACCCATAGGCACTCAGGGGCAAGCCCTCGAGGCACAGAATGCAATCCTTCATATTACTTAACCTCCATTGACTCTGCGTCGCTCTTGTGCGTACGGTGGTGGACCAGGCGAGCGTTAGCCTCCCGATCTAGTTCGCTGTCAAAGTCTGCCGTGCTCATGTTGAGCATCTTGCGCGTGTTTCCACTCATTGCGTCTCCTATCGTTTTCTAGCTGACCGATATGGTCAACGGTGGGACAGGGACTCGATGCACCTGCCCCCCGCAAATCATACGGGGCTTACTGATCAGAACAGAGAGCCCCCGCAAGATCCACACAGCTCATGGTTGATGTGGTATTCGGCGAACAAGGGAGCTATCGGGTTCCCCTCATTATCAACAGCTGGGTTGGACTCCGTGTTGTTCGGGAATCTTTCCTCCGTGCACGCTTGGCAATGGATGTCAGCCTCGTAGACGTATCCCATCACGTCGTACGGGTTAACCGTGTTGTTATTCATCTTAGCTTCTCCCTGCGATGTGCTTAGCAGTGAAGTCTTTCATGGCTTCGGCCGGAGAGTAGTAGTAGTAGTTCTCCGATACTAGGTAACCATCGATCATCCCGGACACTACGGTGGCCCCGCTTGCGGTGTAGTCAACCGTCATGTCGTTGTTCTCGAGGGCTTCCCCCGCCATCTTGGCAAGATCCATTTCCCTTATTGCCTCGCGGACTTGGTACTCGTATTCCATACGGACCGCCACGCTCACCAAGTCGACTATGTGCATCTCCATGTTGTCGCCGCCCTCGTATGGGTGCTCTTCTTGCAAGTCCCTGATGTGATCTTCGGTTGCGAACAGGTGTAGCGCTATGCTGGTCCAGATTGTTGCTGGGTGGCTGTCCGCACTCTCATGGGCCCACTCTGCCACTTCCCCTTCGTCCTCGAGGTCCAGCTGTCCGCCCACGATCATCTCCTGGACATGCGCGGCAATCCCTTGGGTGAGGGCGTACCAGGTGTTGGCTTTGTCCGCCAGGTTGGTCTCAATGCGGTGTGCCTCGTAACCCTCTGCGCGTGCTGTAGCTAGGTCGGTCATACGATTTTCTTCATGTATGTTGATGCTCATTGTCTTGCCTCTCGTTAGTTGGTTTTTTTCTGCTATGACGTACGATACTATGGATCGGTTGCTATTGTCCAGTTGTGTTGGTGTGATGTGCATCACAGTCGTCTAGTTGGAATCCGAATCTCTCAAAGTCTCGAGGATTAGTCGAAGGTTGCTAACCTCTGACTTCGCCATAGCCTTATCCTTCTTAGAATCCATGAGTTCGGCTGTTAGTCGGACGCACTCATTCTCCAGGCGAGTAATTTCCGCTCGCAGAGCTTTATTTTCTTCATGTGAGTTGGTCATCGTCTTACCTCTCGTCGGTTGATATTAGCTGTTAGACGATAGACTACTCCCTCCGGTTCCCTGCCGTCAAGCTGTATCCATGTGAACTACGTCACACTACCTCCACCTGGAATAGCCGAAGCCCTAGCGGAGGCTACCGCCCTCGAATAGCTCAACCACTCACGGGCGCGGAGCGCGAAAATATATACACAAATAACGGGACCGAACAGCGCGGGGGCACAATGAACTAGGCACTCGTCACCCCAACCCTTTGACACCCCCTCGACTGTCCTCGCGTCCCCGCTTCCCCGCCTATTACGTAGGGTTTAACGGTGGATCCAGGGTGGATGGCAGGGTTAAGACCTCGATCGTGTGTATATGTGACACACCCACCCCCCGCCTCGCAGAGACACCCCC